CCAGCTCATATTCGGATTGTCGGATGGATTGGGCGTGGGAAATTTTTGCAACCTGAGAATCTACGGGACGTTGGTCACGGCGAGTTTTATTCTGTTCCTCAGACTTTACTGAACGCATTTGATGAAAAATATTACAAAGAAGCATTATGACCAAGTTGCCAGCATTGGTTGTATTTTGTGCCACTACCTCGCGCTTGGTCAATCCCCATGCGAAATTCATCACATCCGAAGATTTGGAGGCAAACGCGACAACGCACCGGTTATCGGGTTATGCACAGAACATCATCGCGGTAACACGGGCGTCCATGGGCTTGGACACAAAGGTTTTGAACGCCATTACGGAATAAGCGAACATGAATTATTGGAATTAACCAACGAGGCACTTACGCGAATATCCTAGTGCCTTGCTTGTCAATAATCAACGCTTGTTTACGTGGTGCGCGTGCGGGTTCATTGGGGATGCTTACATGCGTCCAACGGTCAAATTCTCGAATCACTTGGTCGTATGGCAAATTTGATGCAATGATTGCACGCACCACCGCGTCAGGGGGCATGCTAGGCACGCGTATATCAGCCGCGCAACCAATACGATGTTGTGACGTATCTTTACTGCCTACGGCATCGTTTACGGCTTTCGACCTGAACGCACTGTTGACCATAATCGGCTTACCGCCAAGAACGGTTTTGAGTTCTTCAAGGAATTCAGCCAATCTTTGAATGTTTGCAAGTTCGGTTTCATTTGGGATGTTTTCCAATTCGCGGTGGTCGGTGTGTGTTAATTCGGCAAGCGTAAAGTTTGGAGTCATTTTTTCACCCTATCAGCAATTTTTTCCATTGTGCGTCCACCAAAGTAAAACGACATGACAAGCATGCCCCATTGACCAAGTAATTCTACGTATGCACCGCGTGTTTCGTATTCAAATATGGATGCAATGGCAAAACCAGAATAAGCAATCAATAGGAATATAAGCGTCATTGGGCGTATATTTTTGGACAACCAACTGTCACTAGCCATGTCGGCTTCAACGCGTGCTGTAAGATTGTTTTGCTCAGTTTCATACAATTTGGTTTCATTAGCCAAACGAGCCAATTCACCATCTTGCGCCATCTTTGCAAGTTCAAACTGCGCTTTCGCTTTCGCCTCGGGGTCGGGAATCAGTTTGTCGATTAATTTCCCGCCTATATTCAATATCGCATCTAAACCCATCATCTTTGCTCTCCTTTGGTTTTTCAGTATCGTCTTGGTTCAGTTTGATACCACTGAGGAATCCAATCATCCCGCCAATTAGGGTACTGAATGCTGGTGAAATCATTTTGAATATTTCCGCATTGTCCACTTCCTTGGCCCACAGCCCCAACATAAAGGCGACCACCATGGCTAATACGGAGAAACACAGGGTTAGCGTTACGCAAATTGTTACTGTGTAAACCAGTTTGTCTTTGATATTTTGCATAATATCTGTCGGGCCATGTCATACGTATTTGTCAAAGCGGCGTGTATCTCTGAAAATTTCAAGTTCAATCGTATGCTGTCTTGCCCGTTTGTTATACAACTCAAGGTCGTATGCTTCAACGGCTTTGCGGACTTCTTCCGCTTTCAACGCTTGTTGATATTCAAATTCTAGCCGTTCTACCCGTTTTTCAAAAGCAATTGCTTTAACGTCATATTCTTTTGGGAAAACAAACGGATACCATTTATGCAACTGAATCATTTGGATTCTTTAGCCACTAATAGTTGATACAGAGATATGATGTTTTGTCGTATCTCTGAACTATCAGCAGTACCCGCCCACATGGGCAAGTTATTCCAAATGTTTGTTAATTGTTCTTTGGTGCATCGGTCGCCATGCAATTGCAACCAACGCAATAATTTTTCATGACGTTCGGTTGGATTGTGCCACGTATATGCCAATCCATAAAATTCTGCAACGTTACATCCGCTTTGCGCAAATGCTGTAAATGCCAAAAAGACGACCACCAAATAACGCATGGTCGGCTCTTTTTAACATTTATTTGGTGAAATTTGAAATGGACGCCCAAATAACGCCAGCCATACCAACAAGCATAACGCCGCATGCTTGGATAATAATACTTTCTAAACGCTTAATTCTTGCGCAAAGCATTTCATAACGCAATGTACAAATTTCTTCATGGGCTTCTAATGGTGTCGGCATTTTCTACCTTATCAAACGTTTGAAAATCGGCATCCATAAATTGCAAATTGTTTCGCAATCGTTGGTCGTTAGGTGCTAATTTTATTGCTTCTTGCAAAAGTTGTGTGGCTTCTTCTTTTAAACCAAGATGCCATGCGCTAATACTACCCAAATCCCAAGGTCTAGCACCCCATACTTCGGGGTCCATTGTGTACACCAATGCCTTGTCTTTAATTTCCAACGCAGATTTAGCGGCTGAATAACATTCAACCCAAAGGCTTCGGCGGTAGCAGAACATGGCTAATTCACACCAAGGTTCACGCGTGTTAGGTGCTTCAGCAATTGCAAGGCGATACCATTTATGCGCTTCAACGGATTGTCCTAATTCCTCATGCGCTTTGCCTAACAAACGCATTGCATAACAGCGTTCGTTTTGCCATGTTGCTTCGGGCATTGCAAGATAATTATTTAAGGCTGTAATGGCTTCTTGCCAACGTGCGTAAAAAGTTAATTCACGGGCACGATAGAAAGCATTACGGGGACAACGCGGATCTTCTTTAACCGCCAAATCAAGCAATGGCATGTATTGACCGCGGGATTTTGTATTGTCGGGATGG